GGGCAATTGGAAGAAAAGTATATTATTAATACAGATACAGTAGTAGAGAATTTGAGTTTAATCACAGAAAGTTATAGTTCGAAGAAATTAGAGGATTTAGCAGTGATGATGGTTGAAGAATTTGGCAGTGATAGAGTTTATTTTGACTTCACACCTGGGAATAAGTCTCATTATGCAACTAAATTAAGCAAAATGGGTGTTAGAGTAACGACTTTACATAGAGGATGGAATTCTGGCGAGTTTAATGTTTTACCACATGAGCAATGTAAGAAGCATTGTTTAATGACTTATCCTAGAGTAAAGAATGCAGTAGTTTTTATTGATACACCAACTTTTAAGAAGATTAATCAAAACAATAGCGTGGAACATATTGATATGTTTCACCTGAAGATAATCGTAGAGGATCTTGTGTCGTTAAACAACATTGTACTTTTCAAAACCACGCACATTAGTCACAATATTGTGAATTCAAAACCTGTTGGAGTTCCAACATGGTTAAGAAGTTCACAAAAAGGTTGGCGTAATTTTGAGTGGTATTGGGTATCTCAACCTGCTCTAATTTCGAAAAATGACCAAGTTGTTGGGGCGCCAGTTCATCAAACATTAACTTGTGCAATGCCATCCATGGATCTCAGAGCTCTTGCTTGCCCTATGCCGAAATTAAATGAACTAGTTGAAGTATGGATCTCACATAGCGTTACAAAATATTTGGTTTGTACAAATGGGCGACCGAGCAACGCAAATTGGTCAGTACCAGAAGCGAATAAATTATTAGGTGGACAAAATTTTACATTATTAGCAACTTTGCACACACATGGAGATCTGGGTAGCGGAATGTCTGAGGAAGACGATTGTTTATTGTGCAAGAGTGTTGAGATGTGTGGGGCGAGTCATTTTATTCATGCTGGTGGAAAAGTCTGGGATAAACACGGAAAAGAGGTGGTTTACACAGTTGTATCAAAGAATTTAGATAACGTGAAAATCATCCAACCATTGTGTGTCATGAGAGTTCATCCACCTAAAAATTATGGAGAGCTTAAATTAGATGACATATATAGTGGGACTACCGCCAATAAAACAAAAGGAGGAACAATTAATAAGAAGTTACAACTGAAAATTATAGGTCGTGCTAAAGAGTACCCTATTATTGAAAAGAGTGAAAGTCTAATTGACTCTAGAAATAGTTTTAACGGAGAATTAGCTAAGGAGAAAGGAATTTGGTTAGCGGATAGATTGAAACAACAAGTGTATTTTAAACGACAACATCGAGTAAGTAAAGTTGTTCCAAAACAATTGTGTATAGGACAACTCCCTTTTTATTCGTATGATATAAATGTTCCAAATACTTTACATGCTTTTGTGGAAAGACAAGTTATGCCCAATGCTGCTGCCAGTGAAGTTGGCAGAGCTTTCGTTTGTAACTATATGAGACGAGTCAGTGAGATTTGTGTGGCGAACGGAGTTATGGTAGATTATACACGAGTAGATGAATATAGTGTACCAGACTATTTAAGGGATTTAGAACCACATCGAAGAGCACAATTACAGAGGATTGCAAAGGAATCCTTTGATTATAGAGATTATAATAAGTATGGTGCTTTTGATAAGAATGAAGTTATTCTTAAAGACTCTACGAGATTGGTTTCAAATTGTCATGCGAAGACAACTTTGCATATATGTCCAATGATTAAACCAATTTTAGAACAGAAGAAAAAATTCACTCAAGAAAATATAGCTAGCGGTTCTTATACAAGTTGTTTTACATCTGGTATGGATTCTGATCAGATAGCAAATGTTTTGCATAATATTCAACCTAGGACAGATACGGATTATGCATGTTTTGATTCAAAAATGTTAAGGTTGTTGCATAATATTCAAGCTGACAGAATAAGACATTGTTATAAGAGTGTGAAATGGGAAAAATTTTGTGATTCATTAGGTATGCTCAACTATAATATTAAGATGGGGGTTAGAACTGAATTAGAGAAGTTAGTACCGTCTTCAATAGCTAGAGCCATCTTATACAATTCAACGGCTAGTGGAGGTCCTACCACCACTTTGTTTAATTCGGAGGAAAACGAGTTGATCTATAGAAGTGCGGCGTTTTTGGTAGATTTGTATGAGTGTTTGAATTTGTGTGTAGCGGTTTTAGGAGATGATGGTGCCAGTGATTGTAGCCAAAGGGTTAGAATTTATATTAGGATGTTGACTCAGTTTTTGGGTATGGATGCGAAGATTAACGAGTGTTCATATCTACCAGAGTACAATTCTCAATATTTAGTGTATGACACTAACAATAAGCCAATGTTAGTTCCAAAAGCCGTTAGGTCACTGAAAAGAATTTACGTTGAACCTAGAAAAGTTAGGAGTGAGTATTATGGAGAAATGACGCTTGAAGATCTTTTTATATTACAGTGTATTAATTATTCAGAAGGTCCAGTTTTAAAAAGAGTACCATTTGTTCGAAGAATAATAGATAGAAGCATAGCATTGTTTGGGTCAGTTAAATTAGATCATGAAGACTTTGGAAGATTAGTGAAGAATAAATTTAGAATAAATCTAAGTAATCGAGAAGAGAGAACTATGTGTCCAGATTACTTTGATAGATACAGTATGATAGAGTACGAACTAAGTGGAGACTCATTGATAAGATTAGAGGACGCTTATGAGAGGGGTATTATTACAGATTGTGCTGAACTAATCCTCAATTATAGGAATCCTACTAAGAGTGTCAATAGTCAACCTGTTTTAGGTATTTATGAGAGCCAGGTACACAGATTTAGGTATGTTAGAGAAGATTTAGCTCAATTATTTGAAGTAGTAACTTAGGTTAGTTGATAGAATTTGTGCAGTACGTGTCTGCAATTATATAAAACACGAGTTTCCTGGAACTGATGCCAGGATAACACGCCCAGTGTATAAATGGAATGCAGTACATGTCTGCAATGTTATAAAACATGAGTTGTGCATAACTGATGATGCACGCCTGATGCGCAGGACAACAATGCAAAG